ATCTGTCACCGTCCCATCGTTACGCTCTATTTGATACCCTTCATGGACAAGAGCGGCATGATCAGCCGTGTAACCGATTACTTTATAGACATCGGATACATCTTCAATAAATTGGCTATTTTTTAGCTCACCTGTATCCACAATGTCCCGGGGTGAGCCAACTACACTACCGTTTTGACGCACGGTTTCCCGAGGCCAAGGCCATTTATTATCTTCTATCTGAAAGTTAATCTCTTGGGCAAATTCGCCCACCATTTCATTAAAAGACTCAATGGCTAATTGTCTTCCTAGATTCCAGTTAATCATTAAAAAATAGCTGTAAGTTGTCCTTACAGCTATTATAGCAATTTATTTTTATTGGTTTTAGGGAGTGATTTTTGATTTGCGTAACCAATACGCTAATGCCGAATAATCAATTTCTATGTACTCAAAAACCATGTTAAACGTTACTTCTCTTTCAGATGCTAACACTTTTACATCTTCTGGAGTTAATTTATAGCACCTTGCAAAGTTATTTAAGAAGTATGGGTTAATCTCTATTAGTTGATTTATATCGTCTAAAGATAAATACCCTTTTCTTTTTATTTCTGAAAAGATACGCTTCATGTCCATAAGTACGCTTTCATTATCAGAATACCGCTTATAGCAAATCCAATCAGTAAACCGTTCAAAAAGAATTTTTGAATGTTTCCACCAATCGATTTCTGTTGTGTCCACGAATGAACACTGTCTATGAGGCATACGCTTAAAATCAGGCGATGCAGGATGCTGATGTAAATACTTAAATCCTTGTTTAAAAGCTTCCTCTTGTGTTTCGTGATAAGACACTAATTTATCATTCCAGTAAAATCTAATCATTACACTAAAACCCTAATTGAATATAGCTCACGACGGCATCGTGAACAAACCTTAAGTCTGTAGCTATAATTGTTTGATCGCCATAGTCTTTATCATTATTTTGCAAAATAACGATAAACCTATTTAATCGACAAAGATAACGTACTCCTATCTGGGAATTTTTTATTCTTGCCCAATATTCGCCATTATTGTCAGAAGATTGATTTTGCTCAAATTCCCAAAGATAATAGGGAATATTTTCTTTGATTGTAGATTGAAACTCTTGAAACGATAACATAACATAATTACTCCCGTCAATTCACTACTTTAGTTTAAGAATTTGACCAGTTTTAACACATATAGCTTCAAAATACAATAACTTGTTTCGTTGATTGTAATACTTAAAGATTTTGGTAACATCATCTTCTGTATTTATATTGCAAAAATACTGTTGAGGTATTCCTTCTTTGTTGTATATAATAGCCCCAGCAGTAAAGGTCTGGTGTTTAGGACTGCCATCTTTATCTTCTTCTGCAAAGTTTAAGTGAAACATAATTACCTTTGTTGATTTGTGGTTAATAACTGATAATTGATAACTGATTACTGACTAATTGTCGCACACCACCCGAAAACCGATATTGTAGTCGCGGTCGGCGCGGCGGTTGTAGTTGATACGGAAAGCGGAACGGCAGTCACATGGATTGCTGCCCCAGGAACTGCCCCGCAGACATTTTCGAGACTGAGAACGATTATCATTATCAATCCACGCCGTGCTATCGTCTTTGCACCACTCCCAAACATTACCACTCATGTCATAAAGTCCCCAACCATTAGGCTTTTTCTGTCCTACGGGATGAGTTGTGCCATTAGAATTTTTGCTATACCAAGCGTAATCTCCTAACTGATTAGCATCATCACCAAAATAATAGCGAGTAGTTGTCCCGGCACGACAAGCGTATTCCCATTCCGCTTCTGTGGGTAGGCGATAGGTTTTTCCGGTTATTTGACTCAATTTCTGACAAAAAGCTTTAGCATCGTCCCAACTAACCTGTTCTACTGGATTTTGGGGATTATTTTTAAAGTAAGAGGGATTGTTTCCCATTACTTTTTGATATTGTTCCTGAGTCACTGGATATTTCCCAATCTTAAAACTACCAATTTCTTGATCTTGACTTGCTGGTATTTCTACTATTTCAATTTTAATCGTCATTTCTTACTCCTAAGTGTTTTGTTTTTGACGGATGATAACTGATAACTGATAACTAAACTATCACTTTATTAACTGTTAACAAACTGTTTATCTAGAAACTGTTTATCTAGATCGGCAAGCTGTTTATCTAGCTTTGCCCGCTTGTCGAGCAAATACTCATAGAGTAATGAATATTCTTCGATATGTCCCGCTTTCCGTAAATCAATTAACTGGCACTGGACGCAGAATAGCTGAGTTAAAACATTATGGTATGCGATTCGCTCTTGGTCGGTCATCGTAGTAACCTCTTTGTGTGTTTTGGTATATACCCAATATAACAGGGATATGTTTGTATGTCAAGTATTTTTTTGTTTTTTTTTCAACCGATAACGCCGACATCTTTCGGCGTTAGTCATTGAATCAGGGTGGGGAGGTTTTCCTGCCGGATTGCCAGTAAAATGATGATTGCAATCCTTACAGCGATAACGCTGTTTTCCTGACACAGAGAACCCTTTTTTAGAGATTCTCTGTGATTGACATTTGGGACAATTAAAGAACTCCATAATCTCCTAGTGTAAACATAGCCTCTATGTCTCCTTTTTTTGCTTTTGCTTTTGCTTCTGCCATTGCTTGACGATCTTTCTCATTCTGTTTTCTTGTTTTGTCGTCCATTTTACGATAAGCTTTTTCAGCTTCTTTGAAACCTTTAAAAACCGAAACGCTACCCCATACTTCGGTCTGATAGCAATCTTGGAATAAACCAGATTGTAAATCTTTTTTAATTTTAAAGATAATTCTCTCGAAAATAGTGTCGGTAACAGCACCCTCAAAACCGACTACATAAAAGGATTTTCCGTTAACAGATAAATGCGCTATACAAGCGGCGCGTCCAGTATTGACACAGCCTAACGATTCTGCTCCTACCACATAACTTAGGTGGCGAGATAACTTGTGTTGTAAAGACTGTTCTTTACTGGTCGCTTGTTTTTTGACAGTCTTAACTTGATTGACTGTGACATTGTATGTCTGTAGTTTTTTCATATATTTTTCTGACCAAGCCTTAGCCGCTTCATAGCTACGGCGGTAAGATACTTTATCATCAGGAAAATAGCAAAACCATTTATCTTTATCGACACCAATACCTTTTTTGATTTCAACTTTTTCTGCTACTGCAACGTAGTGACCAGGTGCTTGTCTGTTAAATTTCATCGTAACCTCCTTTGTGTGTTTTGGTATATAACCAATATAACAGGGATATGTTTGTATGTCAAGGGGTTAAGAAAAATTTTTAAACCCCGATGAGACTAGCCAAGATACATAACAGACATAGCTTTAAGTGCTATGGTTTTTTGACAAGGTGTACCTTGTAACCCAAATTTTTTGTAAAGACTGCTTTTAATCCCAGATAACCGAGATTTTGTTACACATTGATCCTCAGCAATAACCTCTTCCAAATTTCTTGATCGATTAGTCCGCCCTGATAATAAGGAATATGATAATAGACTTTTTTAAATTCTTCTTTTGAAGGAATCTCTACATTTAGGGACTCTGCTTCTGTCAATACTTTTGAGGTTTTGTCTTGAACTCTTTCTTTTTGCGCTTCTTTTTGCGCTTTAAGGTGTTCTAGATCGGATAGCTTGGCTTGAAAAATCTCAATTTGAGATTTTAAGTAGTCTATTTCAGACCGTAAGTCAGCAAGTTGAGAATCAATTTTGTCGATGGTAGCCATGTTGAACTCCTTTATGTTTGTTGGTATATACCCAATATAACAGGTATATGTTTGTATGTCAAGTAGTTTGTCAAACTTTTTTATTATCTTTTTGTAGTTTGTAGATTTACCTATGGTTACACTGATCGCAGGACTGTCAAAAATCTCGGAAAATCAAGCCAATAAAGTAATCACACACTTTTTGACAGATGACAACTGATAACTGATAACTGATAACTGATTACAGCTTCGGATATTTGTCTACCACTGTTTGTGCTTTCTGATTTAAAGATTGAGTTATTTGCTCAATCTCTTCGTAGAAAATTTGAGCCTTTTTAATTTTAGGAATTTGTGTTGTTTCGATTGGTTGTTTATCGCTAGACATGACTTAGTACCTCGTGTGTTTTGGTTACTTTCTATTGTGGATCGTTCTCCCAGAAATGTCAATAGATTGGGAGAATTATTTCTGAACGTTTGTACTACTGATAACTGATAACTAGGAACTAACTAATCTCTATGTCGTTAGCGTCAGCAAAGTCATTGACATTCATGAACCAGTCTTCCCATTCATCAGGGTCGGATAGATTGACTTTATCGACTGTCCACTGTCCATGCAAATATAGCCCTGCTTTCCACTTGTCAGGATATGGATGCTTTGTTTTTTCGGTATCGTTGGGAGTAAGAATAAACTGGAGAATGTCTTTTCCCCATTTACCTTTTTTGATATTGTAAAAGCAAGACAATGCGTCAATTAAGTCGTCGCACTCTTGTTGGTAGTCAGCAAAGTTTTCTGGCAGTTTAAACTTAGATTTTTTAGCCGTCAGTTTTTTATCTGATTTAGGTTTTGGTTCGGCTTCCAATTGATTGCTTTTTAGTTGCTTATTCTCCTGTTCAAGTTGATAAATACGAGCATGCAGCTGAGTAACAGATTCGTTTAGAACTGTTATTTGTTTTGTTTCTCTTTGCAGTAGATAAACTGTAGATTCTAGGTCGTGAACTTGTTGCTTTAAGTTTTCAATCCATGCTTCATTGTACTCTTTGCCCTGTTTTAATTCATGGATACGAGCCGTCAACTGGTTAATAATCTCAGATCCTTCTTTATTCTCACGCTGTCTGAGATTGTGCATCTCTTGAACAGATTGAGTCAATTCAAGATTTTCCCATTCTAATTTTTGAACTAAATTAGTTAATTCCTGATTCTTTTCCAAAATTACAGGTTCACTTAATAACTGATCAACAAGCGCAACTTGTCGTTTTTCAGAGAAAGATAACTCATCATCGGATTTTAACTCATTTTCAGTTTCCTGATTTTCTGGAAGGGTGTATTTACAATTATCAAGAGAATCCCACAAATTATCAAATTCAACACAGTCATCTTGATTATAGTTTTCTAGTGCGTCCCAAAGCTTTTGGATGTCATAATTTGCAACAAATAACCCTTGCGTTTTGACCGTAACATAATCACCGTTATCAGTGACTGACAAT